CACGTTTGGTCCAGGCATCACACCCAACGAAGCGAGCCGCGCGTTCTGGGAATCACTCAAGGGGCACGGAGGGTGTGGACAGTGACAACCAAGATGGGCTTCGAGCCCAAGCGCGAGCGAGGCCCGGACGAGCTGCCACGGAAGGGCGGTGTTGTGATGTATGACTTCACGTATTTATCGCTAGGCGCCGGTGTGCAGTCTAGCGCTCTCCTGGTCCTGTGCGCACAGGGCAAGGCCCCGCGGCCAGACGTGGCCATATTCGCCGACACCCAGGACGAGCCGCAATGGGTGTATGACCATCTAGACAGGCTCGAGGAGTGGTCGCCGATTCCCATAGAGCGGGTGACGCGCGGGTGTATCAGTGGAGACGTAGAGGCGCGACACAATGGGGGTAAGCCACGGTTCGCTTCAATCCCGGCGTTTACGCTCGGATCGGATGGGCGCGCTGCCCCACTCCGCCGCCAGTGCACAAGAGAGTACAAGATAGAGCCAATAGAGAAGCACGTCCGCACATTGCTAGGCTACAAGCCCCGCCAGCGCATCAAGGAAAGCGTGCGTTGCCTTATAGGCATCTCTCGGGACGAGGTGCAGCGCATCAAGCCGAGCCGCACCCGGTGGATCACAAACGAATGGCCACTAATAGGCCTCAACCTTCGCCGCCACCAGTGCATCGCCATTGTGCAAGAAGCGAGGTTGGGTGAGCCACAGAAATCTAGCTGCGTGTTCTGCCCATACCATAGCGACACGTTTTGGCGACGGCTCAAGGAGCATCACCCACAAGAGTTCACGCGGGCCGTGAAGTTCGACCGCGTAATCCGGGATATGTCTACGAGTGGCGTCCGGTCGCCGGTCTACCTGCACCGCTCTCTACAACCGCTCGATGAAGTGGACTTCACAGAATACCAAAGGAGCTTTGATGGCTTCGGAAACGAGTGCGAGGGCTACTGCGGTGTCTAATGCCAAGCTAGGCTTCGAGCCAAGCGGCACCGACAGACTATGTAACGCGTTGTATGGCCGTAACGCATTGGCGCGAGACTACATCGGCGGCGCTAACGCCAAGATGCTGCACGACGGAGCGGAAGAGATCGAGAAGCTACGCGCAGAGCGGGAGGTTCTGGCGTTTGCGGTAGAGAGGCTGTGGGAAAGATACGGAGGCCAAGCGCAGTTGGGCAATCAGTGGTGGTGGAGCAACACAATCAACCTAGCCCGCACCATCCTACAGGAGAGCCATGAAAACGATTGAGGAGAGAGTATGACCGCAGCAGCAATATTGTGGAGTGGTTGGGAGCGTAGCAGGAGCAGGAGCTGGAGCAGGAGCTGGAGCGGGAGCGGGGGCAGGAGCAGGAGCTGGAGCAGGAGAGGGAGTGTATGAAAACGATTAACGAACTACGTGAGTGCGTCAACCGTCTCAGCGGAAGCGAAGACGACGCCCGCGTCATCGAAGCCGCCCTTGACGAACTAGAAGCTGCAAGGGCTGTGGTGACGCATTATCGGAAGACAGCGGCAGACCATGACAGGAACCTGAAACGCCCATGCGAGTGTAGAGGGTGCATAGTATTCCGCTTTTATGAAGAAGCAACGGGAGGCGGGAGCTGATGGCTACACAAGTACCTTACACAGAGCTGGGAATCCTGCGCACGCTGGATGAGTGCGTGAGTGAGTTCACCATGCTGGATATGGAAACGAAGCTCAAGGATCTCACCAAAAGTCTAGCGCAGCAGTGGGGGTACGCGTACGTCGAAGATCAAGGGTGGCAGAAGATCGACGTGGACTGGTCCGGCTGCATCACCGCCAAGGATGAGCCGAAGTCTGGAGGCGGTGGAGCCGGCGGGTACATCTTCATCAAGGCCGCGTGGCATCCGTGCCCGGATCACTACAGCGCAGATCAGGTGATAGTCGAGTACGCGAAGCGCCGTGACGGCAAGAAGAAGATGGTGAGATGCATGGAGCCGGGCTGCCGATACGAGTCAGAGTACAAGGAAAACGTGAGGGATAAGTCATGAGCAAGCCGCAATGGAAGAAGGGTTACGAATCCGGCGGGAACTCGGACAACAAGTGGATATCGGCCACGCCGGACGGACCGAAGTGCCCACGATGCAAGAGCAAGATCAAGAGCTGGTACGACGGGCACGTGTTTCGACTCGGTGTTCATTGGCTGGCTGGTATTAGCTGTCAGGCAACACAAACGTGCGGGTTTCAGGTGCGACCGGACTCAGACGAAGGGAAGGCCATCATAGCCACGATCCCGAATGAGCTTCTTGAGTGGGCTGGGATCTTCGAAGCCATGGAGAAGAAGCACGGCGCGTACAGTGAAGGATGGGACGATTACGTCGCAGAGATGAACCGCCGAAGGAGGCATCCATGAGCCGACGGGGTGCAGGGTTCGCTGTGCTACTCACGCAGAAACAGCATGAGGTGTTCAAGCGGGTGGCGCGCAAGTACAGGATCTCAATGTCATGCATGGCTAGGCTGGCGCTGAGGCAGTACATCGGGAAGCTCGAAGGCTGTGACAAGGAAGCCGCAACGTTCGCGGAAGAGGAAGCGAGGTTGGAGCGAAATGGATAAGCCGTTGACGGAAGAGGAGATCGACGAGGCCAAGCGCAGGGGAATGGAACTCTACGGCGAGTTGTTCAAGGAGGACTGATGAACCGCAGAGAATTCCTATCCACGACTGTCAAGGGCTTGGCTGGGGTGGCGGTGGCGCCTGGATCGCTCACGCATGTCGCACCAGCCAAGGTGGGTATCTGGGCCGGGACAATCACCGTGCTCATGTCGGATAAACTTCTACACGAGTATGGCGAGCATCTTCCGTCGAATGCGCACATTGTGTCGCGTGACCCCAAGTGCTGCATCAACGTAGTGGAGTTTAGAGAGGTGAAGGGATAATGGCCAGAACAACGATCGGCGAGACACTCAAGGAGATTATGGCCAGGGTCGATACCGACGACGAGCTGTTTACTGATTGTGAGCGCGACAACCGAGGTCGCCTCGTGATCGATAAACCCATCACGCTCAGGAAGGATACGAAGATCATTGGATCCGTGGTGGTTGGGCGGAGAGGTGACATCATAGCGAACGGGCATAGGCTGTACATCACCGGGTACATTGCCAAGAGGTTCGACGACTGATGAAGACCAAGCCCGAGCGCCGCGCGTATCTGATCGGCTACTGTACCGGGATGGTGGAGGCAGAGCCTCGAAGAAAGTTCGGTCCACCCGAGCAGCTACCTACGGCCCATAGTGAGGCAGAGGATATCGTCGACGGTAAGACCGAGAGACTGACGGCGATCATCCTCAGTGAGATCGGGAAGGCATGCTATGAGACGGCGGACAAGCACTTGACCAACAGCAGGAGGAAACGATGAGCAACAACAACAGCTACCAGGATATCATGGGAATCGCCGAGCCATTCTGTAAAGACAACCGCCACCACATCCAGGAGGCGGTGAACAAGATGCTCCGCACGAACACGGACATCGACGGCGAGTCCAAGGTCATGATGATCGACCAGGAAGGTCTAGCCAGGATGGTCGGCACCTACATCGGGTTGTTGATGAGCGCCTGGTTCATCCAGTTCCAGCTCACGCCTCTGATGTTTGGACAGGTCAAAGAGTGCCTCACCGAGATGAGTGACATTGCGAAGGAGCAGGCAAAGGTCGACCTTACGCACGTGCAGGCCAAGACGCCAGGGCTGTTCAACGATGAGAACCAGACACGGCAGTAGGGCACTAGGAGGACACCATGCAGAAGACCAAGGACCTGGCTGAGCTCGAGTCGCAGTACACGCCCCAGTGTATGACGTGCAACCTTCCCGTGCGCAGCGTCAGCAGGGAATACGACTCACTCCTTGAGAAGGTGACGACCACGTACTTCTGCCACGGCGAGAAGGAGGTCCACGTTCTCACGAGGAGGGAGCAGCTCAATGACGGCACGGACAATCTGGCCCTGAAGCGCCAGGTGTTCTTCCCGGACGAGGAGGAGCAGTCATGGCGGTGGTGAAGTGCAATCCAGTGGTCGGCAAGGAGATACTCAACAGGATCATCGACAGTCTTCGGCTTCAGGTTCGCCAAGGACTGTCGCATGCAACGCTCAAGAAGGAGGATATCGCAGACCTCATCGACTCACTGCGCAACCATCAGGACAGGATCACTGACCTGGAGGGACAGGTCGAATGGGCCAATGAGAAAGAGTCCCGCCCGAAGCATTGGCACATCAGCACACCGCTGGACTGGGCGCCAGCCTTCGTCGAGCTCAAGGGAGAACCGATCTGTGGATCCGACGACGACAACCCAAGGGCCACGCTCCAGTTCCTCCAGAACGCCCACGAGGTTATCCCAAGACTACCCATCTGCTGGAAGTGCGTCTTGAGACTTGTCGGGATGAGCCCACCTGCAGCCGACTCCTAAATAGCGAGTCCCGTGCCACCCACTGTCAAGGTGCAAAAAAGTCGCACCTGACCCAATCACCTAACTTGGCCCGGAGACTGAAATCCGCATACACTGGTTTGCATGCCAGTGAAAAAAAGACCGAAGGGAAATCCCGGGGCCAAGAACAAAGGCGGACGTCCCCGAACCGAGTTCACAGAGACCGACTGGAAAGAGATTATCGGGATGGCCACCGTCCTGTGCACCGCAGAAGAGATCTGTAGCATCAAGGGTGTCAGCATATCAACCCTGGACCGACGGATCAGGGAGAAGTATGGCATCAGTTTTGATGACTTCAAAAAAGCACACGGTGATAAGAGCAAGCGATCCCTGAGACGGAAGCAGTTGGAGCTCGCCATGTCGGGCCATCCAACGATGCTGATCTGGCTGGGTAAACAGCTGCTCGGGCAGAAGGACAACTTGCAGTTAGGGGAGGACGCTGAGAACCCGTTCGCCGGCGGACTCGTAGCTGCTGCCAAGAACGCCCGCAAGAAGTTGGCCAATGGCCACAAGGACTGAGGACACAGCCGGCCTCACTGACCTGGAGGCCGTGGCCGTTGCCATCCAGGATGATCCCACGTACTTCGCGACCGACGTCCTCGGGGTCGATCCATGGGACAAGCAAATCGAGATCCTGGAGTCGATCCGGGACAACCGCGAGACCTACGTTGCCAGCTGCCACGGCGCGGGCAAGTCGTTCATCTCCGCCGACGCTGCGCTCTGGTTCGCCCTCGCTCACTACCCGTCCATCACGATCACCACGGCGCCCACCGATCGGCAGGTCAAGGGTATCCTGTGGAAGGAGATCCGCCTAGCGCACCAACGTGCCAGGCGCAACGGCATCCCCTTGGGCGGCACGCTCTTGCAGCAGGAGCTGAAGTGGAGCGACGACCACTGGATCTGGGGATTCACGGCAGCCGACTGGAACCCTGATCGATTCCAGGGCTTCCACGAGGAATCCATCCTGGTCATCGTCGACGAGGCGTGCGGCGTCACACAGGCCATCTACGACGGCATCGCCGGCGTGTTGAGCTCCGAGAACGCCAAGCTGCTGCTCATCGGAAACCCCACGGATCCGACCGGGTACTTCGGCCGCACGTTCAAGCCTGGCAAGCCAGGGCACATCAGCATCAGCGCGTTCGACACGCCCAACTTCAAGGCGTTCGGCATCACTGAGCAGGATGTTTCACGTGGAATATGGAAGGAGAAAGTCACAGGTCCGCTACCGTACCCAGCGCTGGTTACGCCGCAGTGGGTCGAGGACGTGTACCACCGGTGGGGTCCGGACAACCCGCTGTACGTCGCCAAGGTACTCGGCAAGTTCCCGCAGGAATCGAGCGACGCGCTCATCCCGCTCCGACACATCCAGGACGCTCGGGACAGGCACATCACGGTCGACCGCTCCGTACAGAGCCAGCTCGGCGTAGACATAGCCCGCTTCGGAGAGGACCAGTCAGTGATAGCCCACCGCAAGGGGCCGAGGGTGCGCATCGAGTGGGTAGGACACAAGCTCGACACCATGCGGACCACAGGGGAGATCATCCGCGTGATGCGGGAGACGGAAGCGGTGGTGGCCAAGGTGGACGTTGTGGGTATCGGCTCCGGCGTAGTCGATCGCCTCAAAGAACAGGGTTACACGACGGCCGAGGTCAACGCTGGCGCTGCACCCAGGGACAAGGAGCGCTTTGCAAACACCAGGGCCGAGTGGTATTGGGCATTGAGGGAACGGTTCGAGTCCGAAGACATCGACCTCGAGGATGAAGATGAGCTCGCGTCCCAGCTCGCACAGATCAAGTATGGCATCGACTCCAAGGGGCGCATCAAGATCGAGAAGAAAGAAGACGCCAAGAAGCGCGGCATACCGAGCCCTGACAAGGCCGACGCCGTGATGCATGCGTTCGCCGACGTGCGATGGCAATCCGGGGCACCGTCGCAGCAGGCGTGGGAGCAACCCTCCGCCCCGAGTAGGTGGCGAGAATGAGTGAGATGAGTAACAAGGTCAACGGGTACCGGGCCCGAGTGGCGGATATCGTGAAGAGTGCGCACGTTCCACTCGGCACGGAGAAGCAGCGGGAGGTCAGGGCCAAGGCCGTGCTGGACGCTATCACCTACTGGGCCGAGAAGCTCCGCCTTGGGTACATGATCGAGGGCAACGGTCCGGCCGACGTAGAGGTCGTCGCTCACAACGCCAGGTCCGCTGCGTTGGAAGAAGCGAGGAACCTCCAGCGCCAGATGCGAGAGCAAGAGCAGAAGAAGATCGTGGCACCTACGCCGCGCGAGGTCAACGCCATCGCACCGAAGTGACTTTGACGCGAGGAGTGCTCGCGGATACCGTAGTCCTATGGAGGCGCCCACATGCCGTTAGAGCCAGCCAAGGAGTGGTCCGAGGAGCAGCGCATTGACAACTTCGCTGAGATAGGCACCAGCGGCCTACGCAGGTACGGCGGCTACATCATCGAAGAGCTGCACACCAAGCTCTCCGGTCCCAAGGCGGTGAAAGTCTACCGCCAGATGCACGACAACTCGGCCATCCTCGGCGCCATGCTCTACGCGATCCGCACGTTCGTCGGGCGCATCGACTGGTGGATGGAGCCGGCGAAGAAGGTAGACGGCGGTGAGAAGGAAGCCGACTTCATCAGTGAGTGCATGGAGGACATGGCACAGACGTGGACCGGGCTGATCGAGGAGGCGCTCACGATCTTGCACTTCGGGCACGCCGTCAACGAGGTGACCTACAAGCGCAGGCAGGGCGAGAGCGACGAGAAGATCAAGAACAGCAAGTACACCGACGGCAAGATAGGCTGGGGCTCTATCGCTATGCGAGCCCAGGAGACGCTCGACCACTGGCAGTACGACGAGGACACCGGCCTAGTGCTCGGTATGTGGCAGCGCGCCGCCCCGAAGTATGAGATGAAGTTCATCCCGTCGGCGAAGTCGATCCACTTCCGCAACCGGCCACACAAGAACAACCCGGAAGGCTGGTCGCTGTTCCGTCCCGTCTACAAGACCTGGATGGACATTCGGCAGCTAGAGGCCATCGAAGGCATCGGCGCCGAGCGCGACCTCGTGGGGTTCCCGATCTTCGAGGTGCCGGAGCGGCTGCTGTCGAACTCTGCCACCGACAACGAGAAGGCGATCCTGGAGCTCGTCAAGAGCATCATCGTCAACGTGCGCATCGACGAGCAGATGGGCGCCGTGATCCCGGCGGAGCTCGACGACAAGGGCAACCCAACTGGATACAAGCTGCGCACCATGGGCGGCAGCGGGGGCAAGCAGTTCGACCTCGACAAAGTTATCAAACGGAGAGAGACCCGCATGGGCATGGCACTGCTCGGCGGGTTCCTCTTCACGGCCATGGACAAGGTAGGCTCACAGTCTGCCGACGTGAACAAGAGCCAGCTATTCAAGTTGGCCCTGGAGGGCATCGCCGACAGTGTACGGGACACGCTCCAGACCGAGGGTGTCGACGTATTGGCCAAGCTCAACGGCATCCCCACGGAGCGCATCCCTGTCCTAAACAGGGGCGACATCGATGCTCCGGACCTCCTGGAGTTCGCGACTTACATCAAGGACGGCCTGATGAGCGGGGCGCTCACGCCGGATCCAGGCATCGAGCGCAAGTACCGAAACGTCGGGAACCTTCCAGAGATAGCTGACGAGGACATGGCGGCAGGTGGCGGAGGTGACAGGGATGATGACGATCCACCCGACGTGGACGATCCACCCCAGCCACCGAACCCAGACGACCCAGAGGCTCCTCCGGCTGCCAAAGGCGCCGCGAAGAGCGAGGCAGTGCCCACGGTCGACCCCAAGGAGACGCTGAACGGTGCGCAGATCACCGCGCTGCTCGACGTGATGGCCAAGGTCGCGTCTGGTGAGATCCCGAGAGAATCTGGCATCGAGGTGATCGTCGCTGGCTTCCCTATCAAGCGGGAGCGAGCACACGCTATCCTCGGCGAGTTAGGTCGAGGCCATAAACCTCCACCAAAGGTCCAACCACCCATAGGCGGTGGCCCTGGCAAGGAACCTCCACCCCCACCGGAGCCGCCAGTGAAGCCACCGCCGCCTACCCCACCAGGTGCCGAGGACGAAGATGGCGACGGCTCTGCGTGAGCCGGTAGACAAGGCCCAGCAGGAGTGGCGGCACGCGTACCGCCTCGTGTTGGAGTTCCTCGACAAGGTGGCGTTGCCCTTCTTCAGCTCCTGGACCAGGGCGCAGAGCAGGGTGACAGAGAAGCTGATGCGCCAGGCGGCGCGTTCCCGCAAGCCCAAGGTCATCATCGACGCCGTGTTCCCTCGCGACTATGAGAAGAGCGTGGCGGCGGAGCTCAACGCCGAGGTGCGGAAGATCCTCCAGAAGTCCGGGGCTGCCGAGTACATGCGCTCGAACATCCCGCTGAAGTTCGACGTGGTGAACCCGTACAGCGTTAAGTGGATCAACCAGCATACCGCCAAGACCGTGAAACGCATTACCAAGGAGTCGCGGCTCGCCATACGCCGGGCTGTGCGCCTGGCATTCCAGCGTGGCTACACGGTGCAGCAGACGGCGCAGACCATACGGAGCGTGGTCGGCCTGCACGGTCGCTATGCCATGGCGGTGATGAATCGCCGGGAGTGGCTCCTAGAGCAGGGCGTATCACCCAAGCGTGCGCAGTCGATGTCATTCACCTACGCCAAGAAACTGCTCCGCTTGAGAGCGCAGGACATAGCGCGCACCGAGATCATCGAAGCCGAGTCGATGGGACAGCTCCACGCCTGGAAGGTGGCCAGGAAAGAAGGCTACGTCACCAGCGACGCGAAGCAGGAATGGATCGCCGACCCGGTCAGCGCGAGAACGTGTAAGACCTGTCGCGAGCTCCACGGAAAGCAAGTGGGGCTTGATGAAGAGTTCCCATCCGAAGTGTTAGGCCGAAACGTGTCTGGTCCTCCGGCCCACTCAAAGTGCAGGTGTGCTAGAGGACTCGTGACCCCGACATAGGAGACTTTGATGGCACGTGAACCATGGATTGTGACACCAACAGGAAAGCCGCTCCCAGAGCAGGTGATCGATGAAGCGCCACACTGCTGGAGGTGTAAACGCATCTTCGCTCGCAAGCTCACAAGGCCGTGGCAGGTGAAGTGCTCGCGGTGCAAAGCGGTGAACGCGTCGCCCCAGAATGGAGACGTTCCAGAGGACGACGACAACGCCATGCTTTTCACGGGGGGTTGACGGCCAGAAAAAAGTCTGTCACCTTCATCGCAATCGGTCGTCGTGGCCTCTAAGTGCTCCCGACCTTGGGGAGCATCGTTGGTTTACGAGAGCGATAGCCAGCTTCCAGCTACGATACGCAAGGCTCTACCAGCCGAGGCGCGCGGCTTATTCCGTAGTCTTCTGACCTATGCCAGCTACATTCACACGCCAGCCAGGGCTCACGCTTATGCCTGGAACGGACTGAAGCGTGAAGGATGGCGCAGGGGTAATGACGGTATCTGGGCCAAGCTTCCAGATACCGCACCCGTCGAGCTCCAACTCAAGATCGAGAAGACGGACGAGCCCCAGCGCATGGCGTTCGGGTGGCTCTCCGTTGCCAAGACAAGGGACGGCGCCACCGTGGTCGACCACCACGGACACATCGTACCGCCCGAGGAGCTCGAGCAGGCGACCTACGACTACATGCTCAACTCGAGGCGCGGAGACTCACGTCACGGTCCGAGGTTCGGCGGCAAGCGCTCGGTAGCGAAGCTCGTTGAGTGCATGGCCTTCACGCAGGAGAAGATGGCGGCCATCGGAATCCCAGAGGGCTCCGTCCATGAGGGAACGTGGGTGGGCTACAAGTACCACGACGAGGAAGCGTGGAGGGACATCGAGAGCGGCGTGACGCGCATGTTCTCGTTCGGAGGTCACGGCGTCCTGGTGGACGCGAACCCCGTGAGAGAGGTGAGCGTTGCCGCATAGCGCGAAGGAGATCAGGGATATGTCGATCCGAGAGGGCTCCACCGTGCCTTCTGGCGCCAACCCTTTCGCGAACATCCTGCTGATCAAGACGTCGGACGTCGATCGCGTCGAGTTGACGAAGGCGTTAGATATGACTGAGCCGCACCTAATGCAAGAGATCTTGGATTACCGCGAGGCGGTGACTCAGTGGCACAGGCTCGTCAACGCCTTCGAGGACTCCGTCACCTCGATCATGAACAACGGCGGAAGCGACAAGCCCAAGCTCTTGCAGCAGACGGTCGAGCAGTTCAGCGAAGCCGCCGAGATGGTGATGCCGCGCCTTCAGGAGAAGCAAGTCGACACGATTCGCGGTGCCGTCACGGCACTGTATGCATGCGACACGGTTGAGACCATGCGGGTCGGACTTCTTGAGCTCCGAGCTGCGTTTGCACCCGGGCCGGGCGATGACCCAGGCCAAGGAGGATTGACGATGCCGAAAGCAAAAGCAGATCCCAAGGTCCAGGACCCCAAGCCGGTCGCGAAGGTCGATCCCGAGCCCCTTCCCCCGAAGGACAAGGACGGAGACGGCAAGGTTATCCAGCTCAGCAAGTCCGAGCACGACGGCATCCTCAAGCAGAACGAGGACCTGCGAAAGCGCATCGAGAAGATGGAGCAGGAGACCCTCACGAAGGAGTACGTCGAGAAGGCTGTGCCGTACGAGGCTATCGGGCTGGAGCGGGGCGTGTTCGGTCCGATGCTCATGAAGATGAGCCAGGCCCTGACCAAGGAAGAGTACGACGAGTTCGTGCGCGTTCTGGACTCGCTCAAGGAGCAGGCGAAGCTCGACCGCACCCTTACCCGCACGATCGGCAAGGCCGGCGGAGCAGACGGTGACGGGGCGGAGCCTGTTCGCAAGCTCGACGAGTTGGCCAAGGCCCGTGCGAAGGAGAAGGGAATCAACTTCTTCGCCGCGTACGACGAGGTAAGCCAAGAGAACCCCGAGATCTACGAGGAGCACCGAAAGCAGGTCTCGGTTCAGGAATAACGACAAGCCCGCCGTAGGCGGATGGTAGGCAATGGGGCCGAGAGCCCCTCAGCGAACGAGTAAACAAGGAGTCTGAGACATGGCTTGGCAATCAGAAGACCTTCTCATCCGCAACTTCAAGGCGGCAGCCGACCTGTCGTCCAACCAGTTTTTCGCGGTGAAGCTAGACTCGACCGTCGACCAGGTCGCGGCAGTCACGGCTGTCACCGACGACGTGTACGGCGTGTTGCAAGACAAGCCGGATGCGGCTGGGAAATCCGCTGCGACAGCCCGGAGTGGCGTGACCAAGATGAAGGCCGGTGGCACGATTGCTCTTGGCGATCGGTGCGTGACTGATGCCACGGGGAAGGCCGTCACAGACGATGGGCAAGCTGGAACCAAACTCGGGTGGGCTCTGGCCGCAGCGTCGAATAACGAGATCTTTCCCATGGAGCTCGACCTCGGTGATCCGGCACCGGTAGTCAAGAGCATCCTGACCACGATCACGACCGCGCAGGTCCTGGCCTTGAACGCGACTCCCATCTCACTGGTGGCAGCACCAGGGGCTGGCAAGTTTCTCGCGTTTGAAGGCGCGCTGTTGATGCTCGATTACAATTCTGCAGATTACGCGGGCGTGGCAGCGGGTGAGGACCTCATCATTTCCTACACCGATGGAAGCGGCGAAGAAGTAGCCCGCATCGAGACGACCGGGTTCATCGACTCCAGCGCGGACGCGATCCGTTGGATCTGCCAGCAGGGTAACCTGGACGCTGTGTCCGGTGTGACTCCGGTGGCCAACGCGGCCCTGGTTATCAGTCTCCTATCCGGGGAGATCACGACCGGCGACAGCCCGCTCAAGGTCCGGACGTACTACAGAGTTCTCCCGTCGACGCTCTAAGGAGCGCCTGGCGGTCGGCAACCGTAGATGGAGAGTATCGACTGAAGACTCAGTAAAAGGAGAGCAGAAATGCCCCAGCCAACCGCTAGTGATGCCCACGTCGATGTACCGTTGACCAATCTGTCCATCGCGTGGTGGCAGAAAGACCCGCCATTCTGTGACCGCGTGTTCCCGACGGTGCCTGTCGAGAAGCAGTCCGACAAGTACTACGAGTTCACCAAGGACGACCTCCTTCGGGACGAGATGAGGGCCGTTGCTGATGGTGCGGCAACTGACGGCAGCGGGTTCAACCTCTCGACCAGCACGTACTACTGTGACGTGTACGGGTTGCACAAAAAAGTCACGGACCGCCAGCGGAAGAACGCAGACTCGGTCATCAACCTTGATCGTTCGGCGATGGAGTTCGTGATGACCAAGGCGAAGATCCGGCGCTGCCGGCAGTTCGCCACGGACTTCCTGAAGACTGGTCTTTGGGGCACAGACCGTCAGGGAGTTGCATCGGGCGAGACGGGGAACCAGTTCAGGCAGTGGAGCGACTACGCAAACTCGAATCCAGAGCAGGACATCGAGACTGCGAAGCAAGCCATCACCAAGCGGTGTGGCTCCTCTTACAAGCCGAACACGATGGTGGTATCCAGCGACGTTCACGCGAAGCTCAGGCACCACCCGAACGTCAAGGAGCAGTTCAAGTACACGTCGGCCGAGAGCATCACAGAGGAGATGTTGGCTCGCTTTTTCTCGATGGAAAGATACATCGTGGCCGAGGACATCTACGCGACGAACGCCGAGGGAGCGACGGCAGCATACGACTGGATCAGCTCCAAGAAAGTCCTGCTTTGCCACTCGGCTCCGAGCCCGGGAATCGAGATCCCAAGCGCCGGGTACACGTTCACCTGGAACCTCTACAACTCGGCGCAGAACGGACTGGCCATCAAGCGGATCCGCGACGAGAAGCGTGAGACGGACATGGTCGAGGGCAAGATGAGCTTCGATCATGTCGCGACCGGAACGGACCTCGGCGAGTACTTCTACGACGCCATCGCGTAAGCGGTGAGCCATGGCACGCAGTGACGGGCCGCACCGTCGGCCAACTGGAGTGAAGATGGAGAATGCATACACAGTCATGAAGTCGATCCCGGGCCCCGGCGGCGAGGTGTGTCCTCGCGGTGCCGTGGTGCAGAACCCCGACTGGGGGAACCTGGGGCCGCTTATTAAGGCTCGATACTTGGAACCGTACAACGGGCCCGACCTGGAGCCCGACGAGTTGTTCCAATACAAGGCCGACGTCGAGGCCGAACGAGCCGAGTCCGAATCAGAAGAGAACTCCACGAAAGAGGCGATGCCCGAACCCGAGGGGGCCCAGTCTGACATGGCTGTGGCCCCCACCCCTTCGCCTCTTCCGAAGAAGAGTAAGGGCAAGAAGAGACGAGCCAAGAAGGGCGCAACAGCCCAAGGGAGCTAACATGGGACGCTTTCTCATAGGACTGTTCACTGCGCTGGCGCTCGTCGCCATGGCAGGCACGGCGGATGCGCAGACCAAGCGCCTTCGCGGTGAGACGATCATCGACAAGGCGAACGTATCGACCCTCGAGATCGACGGCTCGGAGGTGACCGCAACAGCGGCCGAGCTCAACACGATGGACGGCATCACGGCGACCCTCGCTGAGCTCAACACGATGGATGGTGTGACTTCCACAGCGGCCGAGATCAATATACTCGACGGGGTCACTGCCAACGCCACCGAGATCAACCTTCTCGACGGTGTGACGGCGACCACGGCCGAGTTGAATTATCTCGACGTGACCACAGAGGGAACCCAGGAAGCCTCCAAGGCCGTGACAGCAGATTCCAGCGGGGACATCACTGGACTGCGAGCAGCTGCCAGCTCTGGCCTCAAGCTCGGGGCCGACACGTACCTGATGCAGGCCGATGCCAACGTGACATCGGCGGAGCTGCTAGCACTCAACGCGACTCCGATCACGGTCGTTGCTGCGCCTGCCGCAGGAACATCGTTGATATTCCACAAAGCGTGTATCCAGGTGGACTATGTTTCTGCTGCGTATGGGGGCATAGCCGCTGCGGAGGACCTGGTCTTCCGGTACACTGACGGAAGCGGCGATATCGCGAGCAAGAGCTGTGAGGCGACTGGTTTCCTGGATGCCACGGCCGACACGATCTTATGTTGCGAGGCCGAGGACGTTGTCATACCTGTCGACAACGCTGCGCTCGTCGTTCACATGCTCACCGGAGAGATCACCACTGGCGACAGTCCACTCGATATTCGAGTTTGGTACGGGGAGATCCCCACCGAGCTCCCGTAAGGAGTTCACTTGGCTTGGACGTACTCAGGGGCACCAGGGACCGCCAGCGCGAACGCGCGTCGTGACTTCGTGCGACTGAAGGTCGGTGATACCGACACCAGCGACCAGCAGTTGACGGATGCAGAGATCGAGTTTGCCCTTGACGAGGCGAGCGACGATCCTGCGATGGCTGCTGCTCAGTGCTGCCGGTGGCTGATTGCCAAGTACTCCCGTCAGGTCGACCACGCGAATATGAGCCTTCGGGTGTCAGCGTCCCAGCGTGTCTCGCAGTATCAGAAGCTGCTCGAGGAGCTCGAGGACAAGGCGCTCACAGAGACCGTCGCTCCCTGGGCTGGCGGACTCAGCATCGCCGGCAAGGACACCGAGGAGCTCGACACCGACCGCGTTGATCCGGGCTTTACGAGACGGCTTGACAAGCTGGAGGGAAGCACCTAGTGGCGATCGATCCCACACTCAAGGCGTCCATGGTCACGACCATGTACTATGCCGCCGTGTCGGGCCGTGACGGCTCCGGTGACCCAACAGGTCACGCTGCCCCGGCGACCATGAAGGTCCGCCTGGAGGAGAAACACAAGCTCGTCAAGGACCGCCTGGGGAACGAGGTCGTGTCGAACCGTCAGTTCACCACGGAACAGGCCATCACCATCGACGACTACTTGTGGCTGCCTGGGGACGACGAGACGGACGACAACCTGGCGCGCAAGCCGATCGCCGTCGGCAAAGCCCTGGATGCCACTGGTGGCGTGTCTCACTATGAGGTGGCTCTGTAATGGCGCAAGGGCTCATGAGCGTGCGGGTCGTCGGCGCCAAGCAGGTGATCCGCAACATGAAGGCAGCAGGGCGACGCGGGAGACGCGCCGTGGGTGCTGGCATCTACGGGTTCGCTGGCAACGTCATGACCAAGTCTCAGAAGGAATGCCCCGTGGATAGCGGAGCGATGAAGGGCTCCGGGTTCGTCACATTGCCGACCGTCGGTATTCGCGCCATCCAGTGCGAGGCTGGATACGGTGGGCCGTCGAAGGCGTACGTGGTGAGGCAGCACGAGGACCTGACGATCAACCACCACAAGAAGACATCCAAGGGAGACTTCCAGGCCGTCGGCAAAGCCAAGTTCCTGCAGGACCCTGTCGAGGCTTCTACCGCTGGCGGTGCCCGTCAGGTGGCATCGATCGCGCGTCGCGCTTTCAACGATGGTTCTGGGGCATCAGGTGGACAGCACCCGACCAACCCGTGGGAAGGGGGGCAGTAGTGAATGGCCTCCAAGAACGCAGCAGAGGATCTCGCGACTCAACTCGCCACGGATCTGGGGGGCTCCTACACGCTGGGCACCAATGTGTTTTGGGGCATGGTCAGGGACGGGGCCGAGGTGGGAATACCAGACTTATGCATCTTCGTGGTGCAGACGGGTGGACCTGGCCTCGAGTCATGGTGCGGGGAAGCTGGGAACAGCGGGCACCGTCCGAGCTGCCAGGTGGTGATACGTGGCAACCCGAGAGCTCACACGGCCGGAGCGGCGGTGGCGGAGCTCGTGAAGGACGCGGTGCACCAGATGTCGTTGTCGGGCTACGTGGACGTGGTGGTGACGACGGACATTTCGTTCATCGGGATGGACGACCGGGAGCGCCCGAGGTGGACCGTCAACGCGATGCTGACATACGAGGGATGATATGCGGATTCTGATGCTCGAAAACGTCACGCTCCCGATGCCGGACGGCGGCAAGATGCAGTTCACAAAGGGAGCGGAGTGCCTTCTCGCGGACACGTCTCTCAGTAAGAGACTGGTGAAGATGGGCGTCGCGAAGGACATCACGAAGAAAGACGCAGCCCCGAAGGCCGCCAAGAAAGGTTCTGGGAAACCAGCAAAGGAGTGAGTAGATGGCACGCACCGACATTCCAGTCCAGACGATCGGCCGAAACGGCGGGGCTCTTAATCCGATCAGCTACACGAGCGGAGACGCCACGAACGACCACGAGTTCGTCAACGACGGCAAGACGCTTTTGCTCGTCAAGAAGGGCGCCACCGGCGGCGTGGTCGTGGACATCGACGCCATCGCAGACGCATCTGGTCGGACCGTCGACGGTGGAGCCACGGTTGCCGTGGATACCGATGGGATATTCGGACCGTTCAAGAAAAACGAGTGGAATCAGAGCGGCAAGATCAACGTGAACCTCGACGTGGACACGAACGTCACCGTCGCGGCCATCAAGTACCAGGACGAGTAACGACGAACACCGTCGGAGGTGATTAGACATGGCGACTGCTGGAAAATTTGCTGGCCGGATCACCAAGCTGGCCATCAGCACCGATGGTGGGTCGACGTACAACGATCTCAACGGGATCGTTGACGTCACGTTCAACCCGGACCGGAAACTTATACCGAGCACCACTCACGACGACGGTGAGTGGGAGACCAACATCTACGGTCGGATGAGCGGTACGGTGGAGGCGAGTTGCCGTCGTGACGAGAACGACACGGCGCAGAACGCGCTGCTCGATGCAGCATTCGCCGCGACGAACGTCAACGTGCGGTTCCGTCACCGGGGAGACAACTCAGGAGACGAGGAGATCACAGGATCTGCCAAGGTCACCGTGACCCCTCTCAGTGGTCCGAACGACGACATGGCAGACGTAAACTTCACGATTCCTCTCAGCGGAACGATCACAAGGGGTACTCAGTAACAGGGTGCCCTCTAACCGAACCCCTATCGTGGGTCCACGGAGGCACGCATGCCAAATGCACAGCGAGGTGTCGTCGAAATTCGCATCGGCGGCACCAACCGCAAGGCCAAGCTCGGCTTCAACGCCGTGTGTAGCATCGAAGAAGAGTTCGGCAAACCGATCCAGCAGATATTTTCACTCGATGGTGTCGGCGTTCGCCACCTTCGATCTGTCATGTACTGGTCTCTCCTGGAGGCAGCTGAGGATCCGGACATCCGCACTCCGCAACTTCCTGACGAATACAGCCTATGGATGGTTGGCCGGTGGATCCAAGACGTCGAGGGAGACTGGCAAAGCTACTTTGCTCCTATCGTCGGCGAGATGGTCAACAACGCAATCGGGGCTGAGAACGCGGAGGCCACTGTCGACGGCGGCCCACTGGACCCTCGCAGGCCGGAGGCAAGTACAAAGAAGCCTCCGGCAGGTGGGACTGGGAAGAGCTCCTCACGCAAGCGGCGTTCGGCGGGCTGAAGCCAGTCGAGTTCTGGCGGATGACCCCCAGGGAGTTCTTCCGTCACATGGCGGGCGTTCGGCGTCGAGACGAGATGGAGCGACGAAAGACGGCATGGAGCACCGCATGGCTCGTGAACTGCTGGGCGAAGGATCCGGTGTCGATCGAGAAGATCCTTGGAGAGTCTGGACCAGACATGAGTGAGTTCCAGACCCGTGAAGAGTTTGACGCGTTCCTGAGGGAGCGCAAGGCGAAGGGACGATAGTGGCGATCAGACTCGGAGAACTGAGCGTCATCCTATCCGCGAACGTCGCGCGGTTCAACAGTGCGATGAACGCTGCGGTTGCTCTCGTCGACAAAGTAGGCGGTCAGCTCCGCTCCATCGGGGCGCAATCTGCCGTCGCTGGTACCGCGCTGGGCTTCATGGGATTCAAGGCAGTGTCGGCTGCTGCCAGCGCGAACGAGACGCTTAACGTCCTCCAGGTTGGTTTCCGCGAGATGACCCCGCAGGTCCTACGGTGGGCGAATACTCTGTCGGCATCAGTTGGAACATCGGTCGAGGACCTTCGCAAGTTCACGGCGCATATGCAGATCATGTTCACCACTATGGTCGGCAACCGCGAGGCTGCGGCTAAGATGTCCATGGGACTGACAGAGCTCGCCATCGACCTGGCCAGCTTGTTCGAGATCTCCGACCCGGAAGCACTGCAAGCACTAACGAGTGCCATGGTCGGGAACATGGAGACTCTACGAGACAGGTTCGGGATCGCCATGACTGAATCTGCTCTAAATACACATGCTCTCGAGATGGGCATCAACAAGACCACGAAACAGATGAACGAGTCTGAGAAGGCGATGCTTCGGTACAACTTCTTGCTTGCGAAGGGAGCCATTGCTAAGGGCGACGCGGCTCGCACGGCCGGCAGCTTCGTGCGTCAGATGGTCAGGCTCAAGGGAGAGTTCAAGGACACGACGATCGCCCTCGGGCATCAGCTGTTGCCGTTCGCCAGAGAATTCCTGGTGAAACTCAGGGGACTCCTGGGCGTGGTTAGGAACCTCACGCCAGAGATGGTCACGTTCGGACTCAAGATGGGAGCAATCGCCACCGCCATCGCGGCAGCAGGCTCAGCGCTGGGTATCATCGGCATAGTCGTGCCTCCGATTGTCGCATCGCTGTCCGTGCTTCTGCCAGTCGGTATCGCCATCGCCGGGGTGCTCGCTGGGATCGGCACCGCGGTGCACGCTTGGGAAAAGGACTTCGCCGGCATCCGTACGTTCATCATCCCGGCGCTCGCCGACCTCAAGTCGAAGCTGGCCGACACGTTTGGGTGGTGGCTTGATACGCTCAAGAAGATCGTTCCCATGGTGAAGGCTATTCTCACGGCCATGGCAGCCTCACCCGGGTTGATCGGGATACAAGCCCGAGTCGCTCTCAAGGGTCTTGATATCGGTGGCAAGTTCGGGAAGCTCCTCGGTAAAGGTGCGGGCCAGGTTGGAGCTAACACGAAGGATGCTGGTGGCCTAGGAGCCGTCGCCAAGAGCGCACTGTCGGCGTCGTTCAAGGCTATCGGCCAGATGATCGCCAAAGGCCTCGGTCAGTTCAAAGGCCTCATACCGCCGGAGCTGATGGACCAGTTCAAGAAAGTCTTCGAGGACATGATGGCCTCGCTGAACAAGATCGGGACCGGCGGGGAGAAACTCAGCGACGAGCTCAACAACGCCGGGGATGAACTGAAGAAGTCAACCTTCGACTTCTCGAAAGCTCTCATGGGTGCCGGGAAGGTTGCGGGCGGGATAACGCTCAACGCAGCCGCATCTGGACCACTAGGGAGCGTGCTCGAAGGTGGCTCCATCGGGGGCCAGGTCGGTGGACCATACGGAGCCGTTGCCGGGGCTATCGCCGGGCTACTCACGGAATCGACGCAATTCCAGAAGCTACTCGACGTCGTGAACAATACGTTACAGGTTGCGGCCGATACGCTGGGGCAGTTCATCAAGCCGCTCACTCCGCTCATCGCGATGGTCGGAAAGCTATCCCACGTGATCGCATTGGTCGGTCCAGGGATGATCGTGCTCAAGCTGGCAATGCAGGCTCTGACGCCGGTCCTGAAGCTACTATTCAAAGTGTTCCGCGCGTTCGGGATCGCAGTGCTCAAGGTCGCCAAATTTTTCGCAGACTTCGTTGGCGGCAGCAAAGCGGTCAACCGCGCCCTCCGGGAGCTTCGCAACGCCACGTGGGACAACATCACAGCCACGGAGGACATGACCGAGGCAGCGGACAAGGCATCCGAGGCGCTCTACAACATACCAAGGGGGTTCAAGGTCGCCCTGGCCAGGTTCGCTGCTACCACTCCCGAGCAACCGCGAGAAGGTGGAGGACAGCCAGGCATGAACTTGCCTGGATCGTCTGGCAACGCTGCGCGAGATATCTGGGAGAACATGTGGTGGAGCGGAGGAGGCCAAGGAGGCACTGACACAACAGCGACGGCTGTGTCTGGCATCGAATCCGAGGGTGGCGAGAGAATGCACATCGGCACACTGGTCATCCAGGCGACTAGCCCCAGGGAGATCTGGGACAAGATCCAGGAGTACGCGCACCGGGACGGCTACCGCATGACCGGGGCCATCACGGCTCGGAACTCGTTCTCTACGATCAGGTGAATCATGGCGTTCCTGACCCTGAACGGAATCACGATCGACTGCATTGCCACGCGAGGCAAGGAGCAGTGGGATGTCATAGGGGACAAGGCACGCGCACCGGATGGATCATATCGGGAGACACGCACCGCCGAGAAACGGTGGTGGGAGTTTGAGACCAAGCTGCTCGTGCAGGAGACTGCCGAGGCCGTCAAGAGGTTCATTCTCGGCCAAGGCTATCACTGGACATGGGATGCGGACCTGTACTCAGACGGGAAGGGTCTCATCAACTCGGCAGGCACCGGAACCCCGGCAGTCGCTAGCGGCAAGTTCTCGAATAAGCTCCAGGTGACCTCCGCGCAACAACTCACGTACCCATGTGGGCTCGCCACGAAGTGGCTCATCATGGGATGGCGCCTAGATGGCACCTGGAAGCACTACGCTTTCAACAGCGACGGCGACAAGTGGGAAGACGGCACCACGTTCGGCGGATCGATCGACTGGTTCAGTGAGTCCAGCGGCGACGTATTGGTCGGTGACGCGTCTAACGCGTACGACCTGGATGATCTTGTCGTGCTGCCATTCTTACCGCCTGACGCGTGGATTGAGGACGTCTGGGGTGCACAAACAGCTGCGTTCTCTAACCTCCCGCACCTGACCATGGATGGCGACGCCTGCGACAACATTGCCGCGACTGTCGTCGGGTCCATCGTGAGCACGAAGTTCGAGGGGTTCAGTAACTCGGGAACGTGGGAAGTCGGTGGGCAGCGAGTCCGCTTCAGACTGACGGAGGTCTAGCATGCGTACGATCTCCGCCGCCGCCGATCAACTCTACGACGAGGACAAGTATGCGCCCCACCTCAAGGTCGAGGTTGAGGACATGGACGGCACCTTCCAGAACGTGTCGTCGAAACTCGGGTACGACTGGGTTCGATCGTATGAGCAGCGCATAGAAGTCGACGCGCCAGTCGAGACTGCGACGATCAACCTCGCCGCTCGAATCTACAAGCGCAGTGTCGCGCCACTGGACGAGAACTCGCAGATGAACCTGGACTCCGGGGGCTCGTACGGGAAGCTCCTGGATGTTACACGCAAGGTCAAGGTCAGCTCGGCCATCACACCGATCGGGCAGACTCCGGGCAGCTACGACCTGATATTCCACGGGTACATCGACGAGATTGACGAGGACCACGGATCTGACGGGCGCAATAACCTCACGCTCGAATGCCGCGACCTAGGAGCCTATCTCCAAGATACGTGGATCGAGACGGCCAATGAGACGTACGGGTCTGATGCCGACAACGACTATGTCGTAGGCCCGCTCCAGGAGCTGTTGCAGGATCTTCTGGACAACTGGACGACAGGGGTCACGCTGTACACGGTGAACGGAACCGGCGGCACACCCAGGCCCGGCGGAGACGCTCCCGGCTGGACCGTCACATCGTGGGCCGTTCCGATCACGTCGGTGATGGACGCGCTGCGCCTGGGTGCCAGTCAGATCGGGTGGGACGTTCGATACCGATGGAGCACAGTCACCAACGAGTTTAGGCTGGAGCTCTTCCAGCCAGACCGAACCAAGACCTCAGTCGACCGCACGTTCCAGACCAGCGACACCATCCAGATCCGCTCGCTCAAGCTAGATGTGTCCGAGATCCGCAATGTCATCGACGTGCATTATTACGACACGGCGGGCGACCCGAGCACGCTGTCCACTTACACCGCGTCGGACGCCACCTCGATCACGAACTACGGCCGAAGGTGGGCCGGGATGGTCGAGGACGCTGCGAACGGAATCGACTCGGCGACGGAAGCTCAGAAGCTGGCAGAGGCGGCGCTCAATGACTTGAAGGATCCTGACAGGGTTCAGGACGTCGACATGCATTGGTTCTACCACGCTGAGCTGGAGGATTTCTACAAGTTCAAGGCCGACGATGAGCACTATACCAGTGACCAGTCGTGGGCCGTGGCCAGCATCACCCACCGGTTCGAGGGGGACGGGTTCCACCGGACGACGCTCAAGACTCGATCCAAGCCAGTATTCGGAGTGCGGACGTGGTGGGATAGATTCGGGTTCCCTGGCATCGGGGCTGTTGTCATTACCAAGCAACCGCCAGCACCAGATCTTACGGCTACACCGGATCTGACTGGGGTTGATCTGTCGTGGACAGATCTCTTGTCGCCAGACATTGCTCACTTCGAGGTGCATCA